AGAACCTAATCGTATGGTAAGATCTGTTGTAAGATCTGAAGCGGTAAGGTCTGAAGAGCCTAAAACTCTATCAAATATATCAAAGTTAAAGTTAGTGACATCGCCCCAACTACCAGACAATTCCCCTGTGGCTGGCTTTTCTATGCCAAGGTTTGTACTAAACGAGCTTGCCATATGTTACTCCTATGCCGCTTTATTCGTCCAAGATGGCGTTTGTGAAGGCGTTACATCACCCCAAACTGTTGTAACACCTGCCACAGCTACCCAATTTGGCGTTTGTGACGGTATAATATCTGTATATACAAGGACTATATCAGTATTTCCTGTTGCTGTAACCCCTGTTAAGAAAAACCCTATAGATTGTATAGGAGCGATTGTACCAGTATCCGCTGTTCCTGTTGCTTCGATTCCTGTAAGGGCTATCAGAGAGGAGCCTGTAATTCCCTCTTCACCTAAACTTGCGGTGGCTACAGCACCAACGCCAATGACTCTTGCCCCAGCGTTGGTTTGCTCATCGCCAAGGGCAGAAGTGCCTGAAACTCCTGTAACCGAGAAAAGTGCAGCGCCTGTTAGAGTTAAATTACCTGCGGATCCAGTGGCTGAAACACCCGTAGGTACATGAAGCACCGTTCCTGCTGGAGTTACAGCCCCAGCAGAACCTGTAGCCGAAACGCCTGTGACAGTAACGGGTATGGCTTGGTTCCAAGCACCTTCACCCCAAGTGCCTCTACCCCATCCCGCTATGCTGCTCACTGTCTCACTCCATTAAGCTATGCGGATAATAGCATTACTCGCATCGGCTGTTGGAAACTGAATTGTAAATGTGCCAGAGGTTGAGGTCTTATTGGATGTAAAATCCAGGACAGCCACAGCTTTGTTGCTATTAGTGCTGTTGTATATCAAAGCACCCATTGCAGTGATCGTAGCTGTGGTAAAGCTTAGATCTGCAAAATCAGTAAATGCTGTGGTTCCAGATGTAGTTGGCGCAACTTTTGTGAGTGTGCCGCCACCTGTAGCATATGTTCCACTAGAAGCCACCTCACCTGTTGTAGTAAACGCAGTGGTTGTCGCTCCTAAAGTGGCAGTGGTGCTGGACTTTCCACCGCTTCCTTCTGCATACAAAGCAAGCTTAAAAGCGTTGCCATTTGTCGCAAAATTATGCGTACCCAACATCAACTCTTGCTTGAATGCGGTACACATTGCTTGTGCTATTGCCATTACAGTCTCCCTATAGCGTCAGCTAATTGATGTTGACCCGCCTCACGGACCTTCGCGCAAATTGTAGCACGTTCTTCCTTTCTAGCCAACTCCACATAATATTGCACTAAATTTCTAACCCTATCCTTAAAAGCCTCCGCTTGCAACCTGATGGGTTCTGGGGCTTCATCAGATATGTACATAATTTTGTCTGCCGCCATATCAGCTATCTGATCATTAGATAATCCGCCATTATTAGATGATACAACATTAACTGATCCCACAGATCCAACATTAACTTCAAACATTATCATGCCTTCCAAAAATTATAGGTTCATGTTCAATAGGCTCTGGCGATTTAAATTCTGATTGTCTAACAATCATTAAATTGCCATCTTGCACTGTTTGCACAAGTGGATCATCTAATCTATGATACCCATATAATTTTTCATTATCTGGTACATTTGTATCTAACAAACTAGATCTGTGTGCTATTTCTAGCTTAATGCCTTTAGTAGCGGCTATACCACACCAAAACTCTACACAAGCTCTGCCAGACTCCGCCATGCTTACATTTTTGTATGTGTAATCTATGCCATACAAGCAGAGACAAGTAACTTTACTCCAAATTGCATAAGCAACAGCGTAAGCTACAGTATTGTTAAAATAACAATAACCCAACTCCTTAGTTACTTTTTCTAAAGGATATAGTTTTAGCTCATCTACTCTGTCATCTAACTGACAAGTATATATGGGGTTTTTGTTTTTTTTTAAAAACTCACGAGCAACACCCGTTTGCGTACCTGCATTTTCTGTGTCTAAAAATCTAGACACTGGATCCATCATAAATGTTTTATCAACGTGTATGACAGCACCAATACAATTTATGCCCCATACCTCATCAAATTCTTGAGAGGCAATACGCGCAGACATATAGTCAGCGTAGCTGCCACCAAGACCAACTATGGCTACCTTCATGTTTTATTTGCCCTTACTAACCCTTCACGATATGCGTCTGAGTTCTCAACACCACTAGCATAATTTCTAAGTCTGGTCAGAGACTCAGTGTACCTAGCAATGTAAAGCTGAAGAATATCAGTCTCACCCTTCATAAAAGTGTATGATTCAACTAAAGAACCATACAATAATGTATTTGGGGCATTTTCACTTAACCAAGTTAAAGTTGAATCCGTTCCAGTAGAAACCACTGTCCCTGTAGCCCCACTTGTAGCACCAGTCACAGTTTCGCCAACTGTAAAATCGTTGCTTGGTATAATTACATTAAAAGTGGTGGTTGTAGCGACACTGGCTATCGTGGTTTCCGCACCACTGGTTCCACCTGTTATTGTTTCTCCGTCAACGAAAGTTCCGCTCACGCTACTAACCGTCAACAAAAACTGACTTTGTGTCAAACTCGTTGGTCTATAATAGTAATGAAGTTCGGCTGAAAAAGCCGCATTTGGTGTCGGCGCTAAAATAAAATTATTAACATCATAAAGAGCGTAATATTTAGGTACACCAGTAGCACCTGTAGGATTAAACTCTTGTAAGAAGTTTACATCTTTCAACAACACAAATTGTTTAGTGCTAGAATTCGTAACACTTAAACTAAAAGAAGCTAAATAATCATCTGGCACAGCAAGAAATTGATTACTAGAGGTTGTTGTACCAGTTACATTTTTACGAAAAAAATCTAAGTCCACCTCTTTTAAAATGCGCTCTTCTGCGTTTTTTATGAAGAAACTTAGATTATTCTTAAAGGTGGATTCAGTGTTTTCTGTCCAGTCTTGAATAGCTGTTTTTAATGTTGAATATGTAAAACTCATGGTGTGTTCGCCTGTCCACCCATACCGCTATGGTTTGTGCAATAGTAATACAGTGTTGGTGCGCCAACGGCAACCGTGATTTGAGTGTAAGCACCAGAACTACCTGGTGTGCCGTTAGTGGTTACACCTGTGGTATACTCAGAACCTCCGCCATGGGTGCCATTTGATGTTGTAGAAAATCTAAGTGGATGACCAGAATTACTACTATCAGACTGGTCAAAGCGATAAGTGCTTCCCTCTGATAAGTTTACTGTGGCCTGTTGCACTCCATCAATATAATACTTATTACCATAACCTGTGCTAACTACCGTAACTGTGTAAGTCGCAGCTATGCTCACACCTGTGCCAGAAGCTGTAACGGTGCCAACAGAACCAGTTCCAGAAACCCCTGTAGTGGTTGCGTCAGTGGGCGTGATAACATCCCCACCAAAAGTAATATCTCCTACTTGACCCCGCATTGCAGGTATTAACGGTTGAAACAACAACGTCACTATATCAAACGCAGGAAAAGAAGCTGTCACACTAATGATATTATTAGTATCTGGTCTTGGATCTCTTAACGCTTCAGCGTCTATGGCACGGCGTACAGGCTGTATTTGAGGATGTTTCTCCTCATATTCATCTTTGCCTACAAGGAGTCCATTCCACTCTTTACGCATGTCACGCAGCCTATATCTGAAACCAGACCTGTCAGATATGCCATAAGCGTTTTTACCAACAGCGTATTTGCCCATCACGCTATCCTATAAAACTGAAGATTAGGACTCACACTAAATGAGGCTCTATCACGATCCTCTGCTTGAGCCTTATCAAACTCCTCATCATATATGGTCTTCAAAACCTGTATTCTATCTGGCGCTTTTTTAATTGACAGATAGTAAGCCAAACCAGCGGCTAAACAAGGGTAGAAACGAAATGGCACTTCAACAGTATTGGTGAAGGTGTCAGCATCATCAATCCTAGTTAAACAATCATAAACTAACGTATCTGTGCTATTTTCAGGTGTAGGCCATATCTTTATGGCTGGTGTTATCTGGCGATCAACGAAAAACTGAGATGGCCTTGATTGCGTAGTCTTTGAGTTTATTGATAGATAAGTGTCTCGACTTATACGACTCATTGATAAATCAGACCCACTACGTCTAACAACCATAGACAACACATCAATAACATCTGCATCCAAGTTATAACTAGATGTGCCTTGAGTTAAGGCTTGAGTCCTTTGTGCTATTGTCCACTGATTAAGACCACGATTAGCCCAATCAGCAAACAATAGATTTAAAGAGCGTTTTGCGCTCTTTAAATCATACCCAGTTTTAACTTCTAAACCACAACGCTCAAAAGCTTCTTCAATATAGTCGCTTACGTCTAGTTCAAAGTCAGTTGATCCTGAGACAGCCATTATTTCTTAGCCTTACCGCCACGCATCATCTTTTTGACTTTGCCACCGCGCATCATGCCCATAGCTTTACGAGGAGATACACCCATTTTCTTAGATGCTTGTTTGGCTGCGCCACCACCCATCATCTTTTTAGGCATAGCCATACCGCCACCACGCATACGCTTGGCTTTTTTAGCGGCTCCGCCGCCCATCATTTTTTTAGGAATAGTTGATCCGCCGCCACGCATGCGTTTAGCTTGTTTTTTGGCACCTACCATTTTCATATCTCCTATACTGGTATCTGCGATTCAAGATTAGTTTTACATAATCTGAAGGATCGTAACTTTCATAGTATCCCATTTTTTCTAGCTTTTGACTAGCTTCATCTAACTCTGACAGTCTTTGTATGAAAACCATAGTAAAATTTGTTTGAAAAGATAAAACCCACACATCTATTTTATTAAGAGCGAACCATTCATTTAAAGCCATGCAAGCAGACTCAACCTCCTCGTAACTTTGTGATGGCTCTTCTTCAATACAAATTACAACTGAGTAATTTGGATCAAAGTCTTTACACTCTTTAGCTACTTTTGCCCAAAAGTCTGAGTCACAATTAACAATTTTTAATTTGTTACCCTGATAGGCTTTTTTAGCAAACGGACAAGGTGCAAATCCTGTGGCTTTATCAACCACACTAAGATCTGTCATTACCCAGTTTTCAATTAAATCCTCTATTTCTTCCGTCTCTTTAATGACTTCACCCTTCTTGGCTTACCTGCTGGTTGCCCAAGCCTCTTCTTTTGAGCTATCCTACTACGCTTTTCAGCGGAGGTCATTTCGCTGGCTGTTTTGGGAGTTTTAGAAGAAATCCTTTTGGTGGGGCGGCAATATGGAGTACCCCGTTTTTCACCCTTCCTACGCCCACACGGCTTCCCCGTGCGCTGGTCCTTCCAGTCCTCTTTGAACCACCTCTTGAGCGCCAACCCACTTTTTGTTTTCCTGACTGCCATCTAATAACCAGCCCCTCTAGCTATGGTAATCATCATTATAAAAAATAACCCCACAGCCACTATGATTACTCCACCTACCATAAATGCAAGTTTTATATTTTCTTGCAACTCTTTATGACGTTTAGCGGCTTCTCTCCTAGCCGCAGCAGCGGCCTCCTTAGCCTCTTGTATGCGTTTTGCCCTTTCTGCCACTATAGAAGACCAGGTGCCATGTCCAAACCTCATATCCACCATACTGGCAATTTCTTGCATCTGTTCTTTAGCCAGCTTCGCGTCTATGATTTCTTGCGCTACTGACTTTATACCAAATTGATCTCCTACTCCTACACCAGACTTTTTATTACGCCTCTGTTGTACCTGTCTTTCACCCTCAAAAAGGTTGTCTATGTGTCCAGCGATTTCTGATACATCATTCGCTGTGCTAATGACACTTTTGATGCCATCGACTGCACTTTTAAATAATGCAAAGCCTGCTAAAGCAGTCGAAATTGGCTCCATTCAAACCTCTATGATTTTTGAGTAACTTTTCTTCTGTTACTCATAATAGCGCCGCAACCTCTAGCAATATTAGGATTGCTAGACGGACGCTTTGCCTTGGTAACTGCCCCTCCATTGTTCATTGTAACTACACCGCCAAGAGCTTTTTTCTTGGCTTTCTTCTTTTTTTTGCCTCCAGTGCCGTAGTTAGCGGCACCAACCTTTCTACATTTTGCAATTGCGCCTGAGGCATAGGCGCTCGGAAAAACTCTGTAACGAGCCTTTACCTTATGATAACAAGCGTCTTTAGGCATTTTTTCTGCTCCTTCGTAAAGACTCTTT